ATGAGAGAACTGCTATCCCGCTTCTTCGGCCAGACCGGTAAGCGCCGGCATTCACCCACACACGAGTACCGCGTCCCGCTGGGGGATGGTCGGGTTCTGGTATTTAGATTCGCAGAGGATCATAACGCCCCGATGCTGGGAGGAGGGCCGGGGATGGTTCTTATCAACGACCTCGCGTCAGACAGCGATTAGCGAAGCATCCCGTCTGGCAGAACCCCGCTCAGGACACGGGTTGGTTGACAAGGACAATTGAAAAATCACTTATCTATAGTTAGGACTACATTGGAAAAACAACTTGTAGACGATCACTTGCGGACCATCATCAAGTCAGTTGACGACGAGCGGCGCGAAATCACGGGCATCGCGGTATCGCCTGCAAAGGATCGCTCCGGCAACTCGATTGAGCCTACTAGCCTCACGTACAGCGACTCCGTACCGCTAGTTCTCCACGGTAATCTCGAAAAACCAGTAGGCACCGTGCAGTTAGGGAAGGCTACGGCGCGGGGTATCCCGTTCCGCGCAAGTATCGCGAAGATCACAGAAACGTCTCCGCTCAAACAAACGACCGATGAGGCGTGGCATAGCGTCAAGGCTGGCTTAATCCGCTGTATCGATCCGGTCGTCGTCTCGCGTGAGGGAGTCGCGACAACATCGGGCGTGAGGGTGGTTGGTGGGGAGATTTGCGCTTTGTCGCTCGTCGCCATCTCCACCAATCCCGACACCAGAATTGCGACCGTTAAGAGTCTCGACCAGGGCGGCGCATTTTCGACTATCTATCAACTCAACGAAAAGGACACAACTATGAACGAAGCTATCCGTATGCAGGACAACACGCTGGTCCGTGCCGCTGTCGCCAAGGCGGTAGCAGGCGGTGCTAATGCCTCTCTTTACGCGGCTAATCGATGGGGTAATCGCTCCACAGCAGCCACGTACATGAAAGCACTTTCTAACCCAATGGTGGCTGGGGCAGATGCTGCCGGCGCGCTTACCGCAGGTGAAATTAGCCGATCGGAATTTGTGCAAGCTGTCTTTAGCAGGTCGATCCTGGGTCAGATGCAGGGGTTGATCCGGGTCCCGGCTATTACTCGGGTCAATGCTGAGACGTCCCCGACTGTGGGTGCGTTCTACGGCGAAGGTGCGGCGCTACCAGTTGCACAGGGTGATGTTTCAGTTCAACTGGTCGATAAGCGAAAAGCTGGCATCGTTGCCGTGCTTTCGCAAGAGCTTTTGAAGGCGACCGACGATACCACAGAGGCAACCGTTACCGGCATCTTGGTACGTGCACTCAGTCGCGCGATTGACAACGCGTTCGTTGGATCGCAAGCGCGCGGCGCGGTGTCTCCGGAGGGATTGGCGCATTCGGCTGCACAGGCTACGGGTTTTGCTGCTGGCGTAAATGCGTTCACTGGCGATATCACGCAAGCCTACGTGCTCGTCAATCCCCTTACTGCCGTGACTCTTCGCAGCCCGACGGAGACTCAAATTACGGCGCGTGGCGGGTACTACGGCGGTCTACCAGCTATTGCGTCGTACGGTGTTGCAGCGGGACAGGTTTTCATCGTAGACGCATCGCGCGTGTTGGCCTATATCGGGAAGGCTGTAGTAGACGCCATGGAGCACGGAACGGTGTTCAACGGGGACACGGCTAAGGTTCCTGCCAGTATGTTCCAGACGGGGCAAGTCGCACTTGCCGCACAGCAATACGTCGACTGGGAATTGGTTTCGGGTGCTGCCGTGCAAGTGATGTTGCCGTAACCGGCTTAGTGCCGTGGCGTGCGGTGGGCCGGATTTTGGAAATATCCTAAATAAGGAATCCATAATTAGTATGGTCAAGAAAAAGAGATCAAAAGATCGAGTATTTTTCGTCTCGGAGGCGGCTTTAGACCGCCTCCGCAGTGTTCAACAAACCACCGACCGGTCAACCCAGCGTTGTTTTAGGGATCTGGCGTTCAAGCTTGTTACCGACGCGGCACCGGAATTTTCACTTTCGGGTCTCGATCCATGTATTCGAATTGAGTGTGCTGTCGGTGATTGGCTGTACGAGCGGCTTTCCCTGGTAGCTAAGAACTTTGGAGTGCCGCCCGCAGCTATCGGGGAAATGATCGGATCGTACGTTGTAAAGGAGCACGCTTGAACTACGAGAGCAACTACGGAGCGCAGCGCGTCGTACTCGCCCGCCTCTGTAAGCAAACCGGAGTGCAGACCTACGACAACGGGCCGGGGCGGAAGGTACAGCGGCCCGTACAGGTTCTCCGTGCTGCTCTGTTCGAGAGATTGCACGGGCCGGACTGGGGGTATATCGAGTGGACTAACGCAACCGAGTTTGACCGGATGCTCACCCGCGCGGCAGCTACCGGCCAAGGCGACCACGGCGCTAACCTCATGCTCTCGCAACACCATTTACGCTCTGGCAAGGACGCTCTAGCCGAGGCTATGCGACTCCAAAGTCGTAAGTCAACGCGTCTGTCCGCTATCGAGTGGAAGCTCCACGAAGCAAAGATGAATTTTCAGAAAGCGAAGGAATACCAAGATAAACACGAGCGAGGTATCAAGCAATGAGTAAGATTAAAACTGAGTTGTTCAACGTCTGCGACACGCTGCGGAAGGTCTCGCATGAAGGGTTCAAGATGAACGAGATTATCCGGCTTAGGGCCAAGCAGGACCAGTGCGCCGCCGATGCTGCACTAGCGTCGTACCTTACGACGCTTAGGGCGATCGTCGCGGAGGAGCTTGGTTTGACCGTGCCACGTACCCGAAAGGCCACTAAGCCGGTATGAGCAACCGAGCCGACGAGATGCGAGCTGCGGTATTGGCCCACTCCCTCCCGATGTACAGAGAGATCAAGACGCGGGCATTCGCGGGGACGACCAGTCCCCGCACCGCAATCAAGGCGTTCTGCCTCTCGTGTACCGGAGACAGTAGGGCAACGATACGTGACTGCGATAGCTATGGCTGTCCGCTACGAGAGTACCGGCCGTATCAGACCGGCGGCGATGCCGAATAGTCAGCCGAGAGAGCGAGGATAGCGGCCGCCGTGCCGCCCGTGTGGGTTGGGCAAGGGTAGGGTAGCTGGCTGTCACCACGGCGGGAATTGGAAGCATAGTCCTCACGCGCGCTGCGCGCACAACAACCTAGCCGGGGATCTTGTCCAATCCCAGCCATGGGCGCGACCGCCAGTATCCAGCCTTAGCAAATGTCTGAAGGTCTACGACTAGTTTCTGTCCGCGTTCATCCGCCCGATTGAGGCAGGTTAGGCAGTAATTGAGCGTGAAGGTGGTTTGTTCTCGGCTCGCTTTGCTCGCGATCTTTATAACGCGGCTAAACGTGATGCGAAAAGCACGGATTTGTTCATAGACGTACGCAACATCCTCCGCTAGAGCTGGACCTAGGAGACCGAGCTTAGACACCCCGGCGTCAAAGACTGGACTATTCGGTGGGTTGAATTCATTTTCCGTGAAGTCAAGTGTAGAGGGCGGCGATTGTAGGTACGAGAGCATGCTCTCAAGCTGGCGCCTTATCTCTGGTACTGCTGTTCCGTGGGACTTGAGTTCGCCGGCAAGTGCTCCCGCCAACGCTTGGCCTTCCCGGTAGCGTTTGTAGTCGTCACCAAGGAAATTGTTTATATACCCGCCTGCTAGTACACCGACCAGAGCTATCAATGCTGCGTTTGCGTCACTCATGGGGCCGCCTTTGTCAAGGGTGGTGGAGGAATTGTACTTTTCCGAAGTGTCGACGGGTAGAGCGTTGTTTTCCGCCTTTTATTTGGACAAACGCTTATTTCGACAGGGACCGGTCGGTGTCACCCGATTTAGGCTCGATAAATTGAACCTACCCGCCCCATAGGTATATCCTAATTGATTTAGATGAGAACGATTCGTATTTGCGATCTATCGGGAGGATAGACATATGAAACGTAAGTAATCCGTAATTAATGTTGGTAGGGTAGTGACCATAACTAGGAACATGTCACGTAAATCTCCCTGCAAACCCTTGTAACACCGTAGTCCTATTTCACCTGATACCCCCGTGAAAAACACGGAACCTATGGAACCTCGCGTATTTGAGCACAAGAGACGAAGACGTAGCTGCGGGAGTGCGGCTCAACATGCGGACCAAGGCGGCCGAGCAAGAAATATCCGCAGCGGCTAACGGCGTATCCGTAGCAGTCTCCAGTACGGTACATATCGATGACGGCGCGAAGAACTACGCCACTGTTTTGGCTACAACTCTATGCGATAGGCCGGACCTTGCTAGCGGCACACGGGAGGATATGGGCCAGCTAATCACAACGGCAATGAACCTAAGTAGACCTTTCAATCCGGCTAGATTAAGCCGAGCCTTGAGCATTCGCGCTAAGGGGCTGGTTTCCGTGATCTTGCATAGGTATGGATACAACACGGTGGCTCTTACCAATGGACTAGACATACGGGACATTGTGCGGGCCGGGACTGATGCACTACCCAGTGACGAGCACACTATTAAGACACGGTTCGAAATCGACGGTGTTTGGCTAGGTGCTAAATGGTACGCATACGAACGATACCCAACGTATGAGACAGGTTTTCCATGGTACCGAATGGGTATCAGATTTGCAGGCGATCTCATCCAGCTTAAGACCGTGCTTGCTATGCGTGACATAGGGGTAGGTCAGTTCATGGAGCTAGACAAAGCCGCGTACGGTCGGGCTACGGTCGATCAGATAAACAAGCGAGAGTATATTAATAAGGATATATACATAATTGGCAGATAGAACAGTCACAACGCGCGTTACAGCGGACGCTACTGGATTTAACGCCGCTATCGATGGTGCGCGCGACCGAATCACGAAGTACGCGGAGCAGACCGGCCGCACAAAGCAAGTCCTGGCGACGTTCCAGCAGGCGCTAGACGAATCCGGCGCGGCCACTGCTAAGCAGGTCCAGCAGATCGCCAAAGCAACCATGCAACTCGACCGCATGGCGCAGACGGCGGGCAAGACCCAGGCAGAACTAGCATCCCTCCGTGCTCAGCAGCTCGGAGCCGGCCAAGCGTTCAGCACGTACACAAAGTCCATTGCAGACGCAACGAGCCACACGCACGAGTTCTCGGCGGCGATGTTGAAGAACAAGGGCGTACAGCGCGAAATGCTCGTTCTCATGCACGAACTTTCCCAGGGCAACTACAAGGCGTTTGGCGGCTCATTGCTCGTTATGGGCGAGCGTACGGGCTTTGACCTTACCAAGCTCTTTAGCGGCACGGCGCTTGCGGCAACTGCGGCGACTGCGGTAATTGCCGGCACAATCTCCGTGGTACATCATGCGCAGAAGGAGCTTGAGGACTACGGCAAAGAATTCGTGACGCTCTCGCAGCAGACCGGCATTAGCATGCAAAATTTGCAGCAATGGGCGTACGTCACGGAGTCCGCCGGCCTGAAAACTAATGAGGCCGCTAAGAGCCTGGAGGCATTCGAGCAGGCGCAGAACAAGGCCGCCCACGGGAACAAGCAGGCTGAGGCTGCATTTACCGCGCTTGGTATCTCCATGCAGCAAGTTAAGGCGTTGTCTCCGCACGATGCGTTGCTTGCGGTTGCTGACGCGTTCGCCCAGTCGCAGGACGGTGCGGCCAAGGCGGCCATTGCACAGGAGCTATTCGGGCAATCCGGCGAGCAGCTAATTCCGACGCTAAACCGAGGCGCGGACGGTATTCGCAACCTGGAGAATGAGGCTAGCCGGCTCGGCGGCGTTCTCTCCGACGGGACTAACAAGCGGCTAGCAGAGCTTAAGGAACACACCGAGCAGGCTCATGCACGCTGGGAGGCTATGTCACGAGGCGCGAAAGCGCAGCTTGTTCCGGCTATCGAGGCGGTAACAGGCGCTCTGTCGGACAACGCCTCAATGAAGCCTGTACTAGAAGACTTCTACAGCGGTGTCCTAGTCGTCTTTCGCAGCGTCATCACGGCGGCGTACGGCGTGTACACGGCGTTCAAGCAGGTTGGTGACGGTATCAACACGTTGTCCCAGGCATCCACTCACTTGGGCCAGGGCCAATTCAGGGCCGTCGTATCCGACTTCAAAAACGGCTTTAAGTCGATTGAGGACGACGGCAACAAGTTCGTAGGCTTCTACACGAAAGTATGGAGCGATGTTGCAGCGGCCAACGAGGCGGCCGGCAAGGCTGCCCCTAAGAAGCAGCTCAGTTACGCCAAGATTCGGCAAGGTGGAAACCGAGGCAACGAGAACGCGCTAAACGGTCAGATTGCGCAGTACGAGACGCAGCTCAAGCAAATTGAGCAGTCCAGGCAAGAATCGTTGCAGGCCGCTAAGTCCGACTTTGACACAGGCGCGCTCACGTACCAGGACTACTACGCCAAGGTAGTCCAGATCAATACGGAGGCGTATGGAAAAGAGGAGGAACTACAGCGTAAGCGTATCGAGCTTGCGAAGCAAAAGAAGAATATCGCAGCCGCGCAAACCGCACAGCAAGAGTTGGACCGTATCGAGCACGACCATGTAAAGGCGATTGCTAACGCCACGACCGCGATTGCCAAGGAATACGATAAGCGGGAACAGTCATTTGCGAAGTTCCAGGCGCATCAGGCCAACGGCACGGCCAAACTTGCCCTAGGCTTGGACGCGTCTAACAAGACTCCGTTTATGAGTCGGGACGACGCGGCAAAGTATTCCGTATGGCTCAAGGAATTCGAACAGTTCGAGCAGCAAAAGCAGGCTATCGCGGATCAGTACCCCGATGAGTCGGACGCCGCAGAACGAGCACGCCGCTTGCAATCTGTCGTTCAGGGCTACACGGATCGGCTCGCGGCCTACGTGTCATACGAGCAGCAGCGGAGCCAGATTCGCAACTCGTATAGCGACCAAATGAGCATCGCCGTAACGAGCCTCACGGCCAACGGCAAGACCAACGCGGAGGCATTCGCGGGCGGATTTACCCAGGCGTTCGGACAGGTGCAGAGCGCAATGGATAAGTTCATTACAACGGGTAAGCTCAACATGGCCGACCTTACCGCGTCCATTCTCGCGGACTTCGCAAAGATCGCAGCTAATCAGGCGTTCTCGTCGTTGCTCGGTCTTGGTATGGGTGCACTCGGTCTAGGTGCATCCGGTGGTGGCGCGGCAAGTTTCGCCGGGGCGTTCCACCTCGCGGAGGGCGGTCACGTTACCGGCGCGGGAACCAGCACTAGCGACAGTATTCCCGCGATGCTTTCTAACGGGGAATTTGTTGTCAACGCTGCGAGTACGTCCCGGTATCGCGGCCTGTTGGAATCCATTAACCGTGGGCAAATGTCCCACTTCGCTACTGGTGGGTACGTCGGTTCAAGCGGCGGTAGCTCAGGCGGCTCCGGTGGCGGCGATGTACACCTACACGTCCAAGGCGGCGGCGGTTGGTCTCCGGAAGACCTTAAGGCGATGCAAGCGCATATGCAGGCATTCGTAGATAGGCGTATGTCTCAGAACATGCGGGGCCAAGGCGGCTACGCAGCTCAAATCAAGTACGGACAACTCTGAGGCCGAGGCGGGACGGCCGCGAATCGCCGTCCCGCACAGATTCGACACGCGTCATGCCCCGTCTAATAGCTGTGTTTCGATCTGCTGTAGATCGTCGATAATTTCCTTGGCCGATGCCAGGAGGGCGGCCCTTCCGCGCTCGCTATCTGCGTCCAGCCAAGCACGAACCTCGTTCAGTAAGTTCCTCTTGGCGTCGCGTCGGCTCTGCTTGTCGGTCACGGCAAGGGCGGCGGCTATCTTGTCCGAAAATTCAGCAGGGTAGTAATGTTCAAACTGCTCGTTGGCAAAGCAGGAAAATCGATCGGGATTCCACGACGGGTACCCGTTTCGTAGCTTCTGTACGATGGTCTTCCCGGGGGTGTCGCCGTCAACGCGGACCCAGGCCGCGTCTGTATACGCTTGCTCTAGGTGTGTAAAGCGGACAAGTCTCTGAAAATCATTGAACGTAGGTTCAACCTCGCTAATTCCGCCGACTGCAAGCGTTCGAACCCGGGAGAGTTTGGGGGCGAACCACGGGATTAAATAGTCTCTGATAATTCGCTCGGCGGAGGATTCTTCTAGAATTAGCCAGCCATCCCAAACGTCAAAATCGGAGAATGTATATCCTAAGTCACGCAGAACCCGTATGCGGGCTTGCGGAGATGGGTTGATAGGCTCTATCCGTGCTTCAACCGGTAAGGCATCTGGGACGGTGGTGATATTGTAAATTTTACTTCCTGGAATTCCGCCTAAGTGACGTAGTACTATATTTGAGTGCGTGGATATAATGAATTGATTTGATTTTGAGCTATCGATAATTAGATCGAGCAATGATTTGAGTGCTGATGGGTGTAGATCGTTCTCGGGTTCTTCAATGAGAAATAACTTTCCGGTGGAAAGAGCTAGGTCGGCGAGAAGGGCTGCAATATGAGGAACTCCCTCGCCCATTTGGTCAATAGCTAATGTTGTCTTATCGGGAAGAAATATCCCGGGGCGCAGCCCGGTATCGGATGGGATCGCCGTTACCGTAAATCCCAATATTTCTTTGCACGTGTCGCTGTAGCGGCTGTAGCCAGGAAATGAGGGATTAGAAATTCTGGCTAACTTGGCGGCTAGGAATGTCAAGTCAGGTGAAATTTGTGTTGCGTGTTGATTTCTTACGTCTTCGTTGTAGTTTACGACTTTTCTTTTTGCAAGATAAGGGACAATAAGGTGATGTGGTTCAATGCTGGGTATTTGGTTCACATTTCTATATCTTGAGCTAATTGATGGTACGGAGAGGGTTATCGACCCTCCGCGGCGGTCAGCACTGTTAATTGAGATTCGTAGGTTATAAATTGTGGAGTTCTCGGGGTCGAACCATTGGTCGTATAAATCTTTATCGTCAAATACAATTTCAAGATTCGCTATGGATGAGCCGATTCGAACGTCAGCGAAACCGTTTCCGCCGCCTTGTTGCATTAGATGTAGTGCGCGCAATATGGAAGATTTGCCGGAATTGTTTGCGCCAATTAGAACGTTGATTGTATTGAATTCTATATGGGTGGGTTCTGAAAATGATCGGAAATTTGATAGATGGAGTGATTTTACTTTCATGTTATGTGTGGTTTCGTAAGCTATCGTCGTGTGATGTGTGGTACGGCTGAAACCAGCCGTGTATCGGACAGAATACACGTCACTAACGCAGAGTGGTAGGGGTATGTGCGCGGAAGCGGTTAAATTGCAAGAGCGTTTGAATAAAGGATTATGTATGAACATGTTGCCGCAAGGCTCCAAGGGCGGCGGCAGCTCGTCGCCTACTCAAGCCCCGGATACGCTGTCTAGCGTCTCATACGCTCAAATGCTGGACCTCCTGTCAGAGGGTCCAATCTACGGGCCGCCTAGCGGCGACATTGCACAGTCCACGTATCTTAACGACGTGCCGCTTAAGAACGCGGATGGGTCGTTTAACTTTGCCGTGAACTCATACGACTACCGGCCCGGTACGGTAGATCAAACGTATATCCCAGGCTTTGACAGCGCGCAGCAAATCAACAACGTCGGGGTAGCACTTACGCACGCGGTTCCGTGGAACCTGTCTGTTACCGATCTGACACAGAACGCCGTCGTAATCACGCTCGGCGTAAGTGCACTCAGCAGCACCGACCCGAATAGCGGGAACGTTAGCGGCTACACGGTCGCGTATCAAATTCAGCTCCAGGTGGATAGTGGTGCATGGCAGACCGTCGTAAATACGTCGTTCAACGGCAAGTGTACTAGTGCGTATCAGCGGTCACACCGCATCAGTTTAAGTGGCGCGGCGTCGGCCTATAACCTCCGCGTCATCCGTGTTACGCAGGACAATACGAGCGTATACATTCAAGACAAGACGAGCGTTGTCTCGTACGCCCTCGTAGTAGATGCGAAGCTTCGTTATCCGTTCTCGGCCCTGGCGTCGGTGTCGGTTGACGCTGTGCAGTTCTCCAGCGTCCCTACCCGCAGCTACGACCTTAAGGGCCTGTTGGTCTCGGTTCCTTCGAACTACAACCCGGTTACTCGCGTCTATACGGGCGCGTGGGACGGCACGCTTGTTTCGGCCTGGACGGATAACCCGGCATGGATTTTCTATGACCTCGTGCTTAACACTCGGTACGGTGCAGGGCAATGGGTCAATGCGTCTCAGGTGGACCGCTACAGCCTGTACCAAATCGCGCAGTACTGCGACCAGATGGTTAGCGACGGTATGGGCGGCCAAGAGCCGCGCTTTACGTGCAATTGCTATATCAGGACGCGGGCCGATGCCTACAAGGTGCTTCAGGACCTTGCGAGCATCTTCCGGGGTATGTCGTACTGGGCTGCGGGTGCGGTGGTCGTTACGGCAGATATGCCGCAGCAGGCCACGTATATTTACACGGCCGCGAACGTCATCGGCGGAAAGTTCAAGTACGTGGGGTCATCACTCAAGACCCGCTATACGGCGGCTGTCGTCACTTGGAACAATCCGCAGAACGGGTATAAGCAGGAACCGGAGTACGTTGAGGATGCAAACGGCATTGCCCGCTACGGTGTCAACCGTGCGCAAGTAACCGCGTTCGGTTGTACTTCTCGGGGACAGGCTCAGCGTGTTGGACAGTGGCTCATCACGACGAGCCGCTACGAGACGGATACCGTAACGTTCTCTGTCGGCCTGGACGGCACACTTCCGCACCCGGGGCAGATTGTCCAGATCGCAGACCCGAACCGCGCGGCGGTACGTCGTGGCGGCCGTATCCTCTCTGCGGCTAACACCGCGTCCGTCACTGTCGATAAGCTCGATCCGTCGATTAAGGTAGGCGACAGCTTTACGGCGATGATGCCTAATGGAACGCCGTTCAAGACGACGATTAGCGGAATCTCGGGCAACACCGTGACCGTCAATCCCGCGTTAGCATCGTTGCCGGTAGCTAACGGTGTGTGGATCAGCGAAAGCGCAACCGTGAATGCGCAGACGTTCCGCATTCTCTCCATCGCGGAGAAAGACGGTATCGAGTTCGAGATTACCGCAACGCAGTACAACGCTAGCAAGTTCGGCGCAGTGGACAACGGCGCAGCTATCGACGTTCTGCCGATCACGTCCAGTACCTTTACCACACAGGCCCCGCCTACCGGCGTTACGGTCAGTCAGTGGACCGTCGTAGATCAAGGTATCGCAAAGACCAATCTTACGGTCTCGTGGCAACCCGCAGCGAATGCGGTTAGCTACCGTGTGCAGATTCAAAAGGACAGCGGCGCGTGGGTCGACATTGGTACGACCGGCCAAACGTCGGTAGACCTTACCAACATTTACGCGGGTAGCTACATCGCGCGGGTAAGCTGCACCAACGGAGCTAGTATCAGTTCCGTGTACGCGTATTCGGCACTGACCGTGTTAGGCGGAAAGACGACCCCGCCTCCGGTTCTTTCCTCGCTCACTGCGACGCTTAATCAGGTGTTTGCGGTTACGGTCAACTGGGCCTTTCCGGTTGGTGCTGGAGATACAAAGTACACGGAGGTTTGGTACAGCCACACTAACGACTTCAGCACCGCAACGCAGCTTGGGACGTATTCGTATCCGACCAAAGAGACAAAAGTACTCGGTCTCGTCGCTGGGTACGACCTGTACTTTTGGGCGCGGCTTGTGGATACGTCTGGCAATACGGGTGCGTGGTTCCCGGCTAAGCCGCCGTCCGGTACGTTCACGGGTGTGCACGGTATGTCCACTATGGACGCCTCCAGCATGCTCCAGTATCTCACGGGACAAATCACATCCACGCAGTTGGCCCAAAGCTTGGCGGCCCCGATTCAGACTATTCCGGCAATTCAGACCGACGTAACCAAAATCAAGACGGTTACTTTCGTGCCTATGTCCGGGGACGGTGGAAGCTACGCGGGCGACGGCAGTACTTTTGCTGGGCTAAATTCTGAGCAATCCTACCGAGCAGATGCGGACCTTGCGTTGTCTCGGCGTCTCGATAATGTGTACGCCCAGTTCTCCGCCGGTCAAGCAACACTAGCCGCAGGCGTACAGACCGAGGCGACGGCGCGTGCTACTGCGGATGCCGCAATGGCTCAGCAACTCACGACGGTACAGGCTCAGGCCGGCGCGAACACTGCGGCTATTAACACGGAAGCAACGGCACGAGCAGCGGCAGACAGCGCACAGGCTAGCCAAATCTCGAAGCTTCAAGCCGTTACGTTCGTCCCTATGTCGGGAGACACGGGGAACTATGCCGGCGCGGTTACGGCATACGCCGGTGTGTACTCGGAGCAATCGGCGCGTGCCGATGCGGACCTTGTGCTTTCTCAGCGTATCGACTCCGTTACAGCTTCGTATCAGATCGGACAGAGCACGCTAGCAGCGCAAATCAACACGGAAGCTCAGGCCCGCGCAACTGCGGACAGCGCGCAAGCGTCGCAGATCACGACCATCCAAGCTCAGGCCAGCTCTAACACTGCGGCCATTCAGAACGAAGCAACCGCGCGTGCTGCGGGCGACTCGGCCAACGCGTCGCAAATCGCTACGGTACAGACCCAAGTAAATAACAACACGTCTGCTATTCAAAGCGAGGCCACTGCACGGGCCAACGGAGACAGCGCGAACGCTGCGCAGATCAACACGGTACAAACGCAAGTCAATAACAACACCGCTGCGATTCAGACTAACGCGAACTCCTACGCCGCGCTCAACGGTACGGTGTCGGCCATGTACACGGTCAAGACGCAGGTAACGGCCAACGGCAAGACGTACGTTGCAGGTATCGGCCTTAGCTCGGACAACACTAACGGTTCTCAGGTGTTGGTAACTGCGGATCGCTTTGCGGTGCTGGAGACGGCTGGAGGAAACACGTTCTCCCCGTTCGTGATTCAGAACGGCCAAGCCTTCATCAATCAGGCATTCATTGGCAACGCATGGATTACGAACGCGATGATTGCGAACGCATCGATTACCGGCGCGCAGATTCAAAACGGCACCATTACCAACGCCCTGATTGCCGACGCTCAAATCAACGACGCAAAGATTGTCGATCAAACCGTGACAAACGCAAAGATCGCTAACGGGGCCATCGATAGCGCAAAGATTGGTTATGCTGCAATCCAAACTGCGCATATCGCGAACGCACAGATTGATACGTTGCGCATCGCACAAGGCGCGGTCACGATCGGTAGTTATTTTACAGGTAGGGGAAATTTCTCAACGGGGTTTAACTCTCAAGGTGGTGCGGTATTTATTACATTTGGTGGGTACTCTACCAGCACATTCACACTAAGCATTGACGGCGGACCCAGTGCTGTAATTAACAACCAACAAAGCTCCCCATACTTTGGCGTCTACACTGCGATTCTGGGGGCCGGGTATCACACACTCGCAATTTCAACCGGCGACCGATTCGCCGGCAATACCAGTATTACTGTTTTGGAGTTCCAAAGATGATCAAGGTTTTTAAGTACCGAGTAAGCGACGGCGAGATTATTATCTGCATCATCGGCGCAACAATCGCCATTGGGGATCAGCCGCCGGAGGACGGGTACGAGTACGCATACGGTCTGGCCGCCAAACCGGGTCAGTACTACAACGCAGTTACAGGGGCCGTCCAAGACGGCCCTTTGTCTTAATTCGGGTGCAATGGCTATGTAATTTATTTCGCATGACTATTGACATGAATCCGTCGAGTAGGATATGACCCGTTGCTAACTAGCGGCGAGGTTGTATGAATGGACAGAAGCTTAGGCAGTGGGTGCGGCTTGCTGCTCGAAGGGGCCCAGATATGACGAAACCGGAGGCCGACGGCGACGACTACATGCCCCCGGCAGCGGGGACCGCTCAAGCGCGTTTCGTTGGGTACTACGAGGTAGGTAAGCACCCGGGCGAGTACCAGGGTCAGCCGCGCGTGTATGACGAGGTTAAGCTCGTTTTCGAGTTGAGCGGCCCGAACCACCAACCGCGACAACTCCCGAGCGGCGAGCGTGTTCCCCAGCGCATCACGGTCAACGAAAAGAAGTCATTGGGTGCCAAGGCTAACTTCTTTAAGCTGTTCGGCATGATGAACTACGCCGGCAAAGCCACGCACATGGCCCAATTGCTTGGCGAAGCGTATCTTGTTGAGATTACGCACAGCAAGAGCAAAGACGGCAAGCGTACGTATGCGAACCTCCGCGACGCGAACGGCTACAAGGTTCGCGGCCCAAGTTTCCAGGACCCCATCTCCGGCGAGACCATTAATGTCAACGTTGCTCCGCCGCTTACGGAGCCGCGCGCGTTCATTTGGGACGTTGCGGACCTGGAGATGTGGAACAGCATCTACGTAGAAGGAGAGTACGAAGCCAAGAAGGACGACAAGGGCAACATCACGCAGCCGGCCCGCTCGAAGAACGTTCTTCAAAACTACATCAAAGAGGCGATCAACTGGCCTGAGCATCCGCTATCCACTTTCCTAGCTACACGACACGGCCCGATGCCGAACTTGTCGATCCGGGATGAGCGTAAGTGCTTGACGGGTGACAGCCTCAAAGCTTGGCAGGAGGAGAATTGCCGGCAGCTCAAGGAGGCGGTGGTGGCTGTAGTTCGGCCGAAGAGATTTCCTACTAATCCCACGGAGGATGCATGACCGAAGCAGACGTACTGAACACCGCCATAAAGGCTGTAGAGATTTACGCAGCCCGCCACCCGCGCCCGCCGCACGTCACCATCACCCAAGCGGCCGAAATGCTAGGGAGGAACCGAAGTACCGTGACCGCCATGCTGTCCCGCTATCGAATCCCGCTCAACGCGTGCGGGCAGATTCCGATAGAAAGCGTGGACAGGCTGCTCACGTCGATTAACCTCGACCGACCGTGAGTTTACCCGGGCCTTTGTTGGCGGTTAACTTTAAGGCCCGGATTACCGGAGGTCGCGATTTCACGACGCCGACACCAACCGGCGCAAGAGTTGCATTGATTTTATGCTCTGCGCTAAATGATATTGATATTTAGAATGGGATGTCGTCGTCATCACTTTCTTTTGAGGTTGCGGGAAGAATCAATTGTATCCAATTGTCGTTCCATTCAGATTGGGAGAAGTAAATTAAATCTCCTTTTTCATTGAAGAAATTCTTCTTGAATTCTAGCCAACCCATCTCGTCATGCGCCCATTCTTCCACGCTTCCTGCGCTATAAACATCTTTGTCTCCTGGCTTCCATCCTCGGGCTTTTAGCCATGAGGTCATTTCTTTTTTGTTTGTGAAGTAAACTCGATAATATGTTTTTGTTAATTTGGCGAGCTCGGAATATATGGGGTGATTTGTGGATAGAATTGATCGTAGTGCTTCGTCCTTGTCTTGGTTTGATCTCTGGAGAAAGTCAACCATATCCTTCAAGGTGGAGGCGACGCCTTTCATGTCCTCAACGAGAGTCACTTCATCCATTCGCTGCTGCTGGCTTAAATATCTTTGGAATAGGCCAGCCCATTGCTCTTGAAGGTACGCGGTAACGTCAGATATCGTTTTGAATCCGGTTATTGGGTTGTTCTGAGGGAGGGCGTAGAGTCGATCGATGAAGCTATAGATGCGCACGTCGTCGGCGTATCTAAATTTCATGGATTCATTCTCCTTGTTTATTTTCCAAGTTTGATATTCTGTTAATGTGTTTTGTTCTATGAATATGTAAACTTGAATGCCCTTTTCTAGTGCTCTGGATATTTCATTCTGTGTGATTGACTGCCCTTCAATCTCTTTTGACTCTGAGCCAAATTTTCCGCCTATTATTGTAACGAAAAGATCGCATTGATCAACTTCGCGATAAGCCGACACTTCAAGTCGTTTGTCTCGGGCATAGGGAATCGCGCCAGTTTCGTGTCGAACGCAATCGTAGCCCAGAGAGCGAACGAATCGCTCTATATCTTCGCGTGATTGATAGAGGTCGTAGTAGGTGGAGCTTAGAAAAACACGTGGCTTTGCCATATCGTTGTGGTCCCGTAACGCAAATGGTCGCTTGTTCTTGCTCGACGGTTCCGGCCGGGTAGTGTAAGCGGCTGGGAACGCTGCTAGATTATGGTACCTCATTTGAACAACGGCACATTGTTACAAATGTCTTGTCGTACACGGACCACTCGGTTAGATACGGCGTGCTGGTAAATGTAGATATCCCGGTCATCCAGGATGACCGGGAACCTCAAGAATTAACCCAGTTTCTTCGCTAAGTCTTCGGCGCGGAGGTGTGTGTAGCGTTGGAGGTGTTTGAGGTTCTTGTGACCAGTTATGGTCGCTACCTCAAGGACGTTCAATCCCTTTTCGAACAACCGGCTTGTCGCTTCGTGTCGTAGATCGTGAAAATGGATCGTCCCAAGGCCGCATTCCTCGCGCACGCGGCTGAAAGCATATTTCATGGCTGACTGCGTGAGCTTGAATACACGCCCCCGATGCGGCGGAGGGCACCACGTCAGAGCCTCGATAGCACGGCTCGACAACGGAACCTTTCGGGGTGTCCCGTTCTTGGTCATAGGTAGCAGAACCGTCCGGGCCTCTAGGTCGATATGCTCCCAGCGGAGCTTGGCTATCTCTCCTTGACGCATCGCCGTCTCGATTGCGAGAACGATGGCTGGGGCTATCTCTCGGTTGTAGTCGATAGCGGAAGCGATCAGCTTTTCGTCGTCACCAATGGCAAGCCGTACGTCGCGGGGCGGCGGGAGCTTGGGCCGGCGTAGTCCCTTGGTCGGGTTGACGGTCAGGCCTACGGCCCACTCATCTATAGCGAGGCGGTACACGGCGGATATGGCGTCTAGCTCCCGGATCACTGTGCTAGCGGCAACCTCTCCGATACGTCGGTCCCGCCACTCGACCAAATGGGGCTTGTCGAGCTTCATGGCTGGGACGGCGCATAGTTTCCTTTCATTGCGGATGAAGCGGCGGCATATCCCGCGCTCCCATTCGACATTCCGGCGACCCGGTAGAGGCGCTTTGATGTACCGGGCAAAGAGATCGCCCACGGTGAGCATAGGGGGCTTCTCGCGAACCTTCCGGGGTTCTTTGGGCGCTGGCTTGACGCTCTCTTGTTCGGCCGCCCATTGCTCCGCAGCCTCCCTCGTATCGAAAGTTTTGGAGCGGATGGGCTGGCCCTGGACCCGGATTTTGGCCTGCCATTTGTACCCACGTGGAACGATAGTTGCCAT